ATGAAAGAATTCAGATCATACTGGAAGAAAAATAAAAGATGGATAGGAATTAGCTTTAGTTTCGCTGTGATTTTTACAGTCATTTTAATGTTGTATGATATATCGGCAGACACCGTGTGGTATGCATTTGCACTTTGTTTTAGTGTGGAGGTGATTCTTCTTGCTGTTGATTTTGTGAAATATTATGGAAAATGTAAGCGGATGGAGGAACAGTATCTCAATATCAATATCTGTGTCCCGGAGGATGGAGAACCTGAGGATCTGGTGGAGAGGTATTATCAGGAGATGGTTAATACACTGTTCGAGGGGAAAGCGAAAATAGAGTCTGATAACAATATCGCTAGAAAAGAAATGCTTGATTACTACAGTCTTTGGGTGCATCAGATAAAAACACCGATTGCCGCAATGCGGATTTTACTTCAGGCTGCTGAGGAGATTTCATTTGAAAAACGCACTGAGCTTGAGATGGAGCTATTTAAAATTGAACAGTATGTGGAGATGGCACTGTCTTATATCCGTTTGGGGAATATGGCATCAGACTTAAAGCTGCAGTGGTACTCGATGGATGAGATTATCAAACCTGCAGTAAAAAAATACTCTAAGTTATTTATTCTCAAGAAAATAAAACTGAAATATGAGCCGATTGAGAATAAGATACTGACAGATGAAAAGTGGCTTGGCCTTGTTGTCGAACAGATTTTATCCAACGCACTGAAGTACACGAATGAAGGAACGATTTCTATTTATTTAGAACCAAAGAAAGAGAATGTACTGGTGATAGAAGATACCGGAATTGGTATTTGGCAGGAAGATCTTCCACGTGTGTTTGAAAAAGGATTTACCGGGTATAACGGAAGAACAGATAAGAAATCGACGGGAATCGGCCTATATCTTTGCAAAAGCATCGTCGATAAATTAAATCATAGAATTTATATATCATCGGAAGTGTCAAAAGGAACAAAAATCTTTTTGAATTTGAACCGTGATGATTTTCGATTAGAGTAAAAGGGAGAAGTAAGATGAGTAACATAAGAAAAAAAATAGCGGCTTGTCTGGCAGTAGTACTGGTGTTTTCTGTGACAGGCTGCGAGAACTTGAATAAAACCGTACAAAACGATGGTAAGCAGATTGAAGTGACAAAGCATATTGAGGTTGAGTCAGTACCGGAATATGCGGGAGAACCCTATGTCACGATTCATGATAACAAACCGGATTTTACGGAGGCAGAACTTGATGAAGATGTGTTTAAGTCCTACAGTGAACTGGATGCAAAAGGCAGATGTGGCGTGGCGGAAGCGATGATTGGAAAAGAGTTGATGCCAAATGAGGAAAGAGGAAAAATCGGGCAGATCAAACCATCCGGATGGCATACGGTCAAGTATGATAATGTAGATGGAAAGTATTTGTATAATCGGTGTCATTTGATTGGCTATCAGCTCACTGCGGAAAATGCCAATGAAAAGAATCTCATTACGGGGACAAGATATATGAATGTGGATGGAATGCTTCCATTTGAAAACATGGTGGCAGATTATATAAAAGAGACAGAACATCATGTCCGTTACCGTGTAACACCGATTTATGAGGGGGATAATCTTGTTGCATCCGGCGTGGAAATGGAGGCAGAGTCTGTGGAAGATGAAGGAGAAGGACTTTCTTTTCATGTGTATGTGTACAACGTACAGCCTGGGATTGAGATTGATTATGCAACCGGAGACAGCCATGAAACAGATACAGAACAAACAAATCAGGCTTCAGATAATCAGGTAGAGAGTTACGTTTTGAACACGAACAATAAGAAGTTCCACAAACCAACCTGTTCAAGCGTCAAAGATATGAAGGGAAAAAATAAAGAGACCTATGAGGGAACCAGAGAAGAATTGATTCAAAAGGGATATGAACCATGTGGCAGATGTAAGCCATAAAAAAGCAAATCAAACCAGTCATTTTGAACCTTACAAAAGTGTAAAAGTTTCAGTTATTGAATAAATCCTTGTGGTTGAGGGAAATGCGGGGAAAACGTGTCAACCACGGGGATTTTTTAGTTATATTATATTGAATTAGGTAGCATCAAATAGCATCAAATTTCAACACGGTTTACAACACATTTACAACAAATCACACTCTTATCTTTTCTATTTGGATTCGTAAATCTTCGAGTTCTCTGTGACCATAGACTTTGTTTGTAACGTCTTGAAAAGAGTGTCCAAGCATTCGTTTGCGGTCATTTTCGTTTACGTTATATTTTTCGCATAAGGTTGAAAATGTATGTCGACAGTCGTGCGGTGTGTGCTTTTCTATACCCAAATTTTCTAGCCAATCATACATTTCAAGTCGAAAATTGTGATTTGAAATTAACAATAGTTTCTTCTGTCTTTTAATCCTGCGTTCAACAAGTGGGAAAATAGCAGTATGGATTGGAACCGTACGATTTTTACCAGCAGTAGTCTTTATTCCACCATAAAAATACTTTTCCTCTAGATTTACTTCAAGACTCCTGTATTCTGTTATCCTGAATCCCGAATAGCACATAATCAGTAACATCTCTGAAACGTCATTTTCCTTTGTATCCCACAATTTTTTTAAATCAGAATCATTGAAAGGTGTTCCGTGTTCATCATCATCTTCTTGTGTAATTTCAATAAATATTGAATAGTCCTTTTCGCATAAATCATTTGCCATAGCATACTTATACATGTGACGATACAGTTTCAGTATATGCTCAACACTTGCGTGTTTTAATGGACAATTATCCAACACTTCTTGCAGATCATCTGATGTGATATCCGTAAATATTTTATCGTGCAGTGCTTCTGAATTTTTAAATCCGGCTCGTAAAGCGTATTCCATACTACTGCGTTTCACACCTTTCTCTTCAAATCCATGTCCAAATTTTCTATTGTAAAATCTAAAAAACACATCCTTATAAGTTAAAGAATCCTCTGCATTATTATCGTTTCCTCTGATCAGATTGTAATTTGCAAGCAACGTCTGGATAAATTTATCTGTGTTTTGGTTGTCATTAATTTCTGCAAGCTCTTTTTCCATTCCTTGGACATAGTTTCCTGCCTTATATGCAGTCAGGACTGCAAAGCCTGTAGTCCAGTCCGGAACGTAGCAGAGTGCTTTCCGCGGCTTCATCTGTCCATTAGGGTATTCTTCTGTCGCCGGAGGGTAAACGCCGTAGGGATTGCGCCGATTAGAGCCTAAATAGCGAATCTGTCCGTAGCCGTTTGGGAGTTTTGGATATTTCTTTCTTCTTGGCATATTCATCTTCCTTTCTTGATTTTGAGTATAAAAATAACAGCCTATGGCTATTTCCATTTTGGAAAGAACCACTTGCAGACTGTTTCCGAAGATGGTACAATATATGTGCTAAATAAGGAGTACATCTTCGGATGTATGTTAAGCCGTTCCTGTTGGCGCAGGGGCGGTTTTTATTCTAATATATATAATTTCACTCTGCAAGTTTCGATAAGACCAAAATTGCCTTCGTAATCATCGTTGTCAGAATAAAAATTATCTCTTTTTGACACATATCCTTCAATTCTGTTGTTTTGATAGCGCTCAGAAAATTCTTCAGCCAAACTAGCGTTTATTACTCCGAAGTCTAATCCGGTATCTTGGTCTATTAACATATACGCATCTTTTCTTTTATATTTGTACTTTTCGACTTCTACAATGTCTCCTTCTTTTAAATCAAATAAAACATCTTGTCTTTCGATATTTCTGTCTTTTCTGCACTCGAAAGTTATGCCAACAGGCGAAATGGTCATTTGTTTTACAAATCTACCAGAAGGAATGCCGTGTGGCTTTATTGACTTGTGTTTTTGAGAAGGCTTAGCACTTTTATCAAGAACGGAGGAATCAGTCTTTTTAATTTGAAGTTCTTCTGAAATTAAATTATCCGTATCGGCATTGTTGGATGATTGAGCAGGTTCTTCTTGTGAAACAAATTTTTTGTATTTTTGGTATAAAACTGGTATGTTTTTAACTTTATCTTTTTTATTACTTAGAAATAATTTTTGAAAAACAAGTGGTACTATACGTAAAAAAAGAAAAGCGGCTAGTGCAGTCCAAAAGAAATAGAATACAACCATGAATAAGTCGGCGGTAGACATTCCAACAAAAATACCGACAATGCCTAATATAATAAAAGCAATAAGAATAATCTTGCTTATGTAGTAAATTAACTTCTTAAATATGATACTCATATACCTCTCTCTTTCTCATTCTTTTTTATTATATAAACGCCGTAGCGGTTATATCACTTCCATTATTTACCTGTAGTATTTCACTTGCTTAAAAGCTAAAATAAAATAGCTATGAGAATACTATTGGACAAAATAATGCTTGAAAAAAATTTAACTGTACAACAAGTATCCATAAAGACCAAAATACCAAAAACAACTATAATAGATATTAAAAATGGTCGTTCTAGTCCTAGAATGGACACTATGGAGAAGTTAGCAATAGGTCTTAATGTTCAAATAATAGACCTGTTTGATTCTCCTTATAAATAAGTGGTCGAGATCTCGACCAAATCCCCAAAACCGCGTTAGATTTCCGTTAGCCATGTGTATATATAGTGAAAGGGTTAAATCCTAAGATTATTTCTAAAACAAGAACGAATGTTCGAAAAACCTATTGAAATACATAAAAAAATGTAGTAATATCAAATTAAGGAATTTCGAACGTGCGTTCAAGTACACAAAACGCAGGAGGGAATACATACCATGAACACAACAGACATCAAATCACAATTACTTGGATTAATCAATCAAATAGAAGATGAAGAAACACTTCTATTTATAATTGAGGTTATCAAAAGACTTAAGGATTAGGGAAAACCTAGTCCTTTTCTTTTGTCAAGTCTTCTGCAATTTTCTCCAACACTTTCCATTCGCTTTCATCTAGCTTTGCGAGTGCTAAAAGCAACCTTTCTTTAAAAGAGTCTTTTTCTCCCTTAAATAAGTCAGCAGTAAGCTGTGCAATCTGCTGTGTTCTATTTAACGAAACAAACATTTCTCCTTCGCCTGTGCGAAGCCATTCTTCGTTTACATTGTACTTATTACATAAATCAGAAACGACTCTATCGCTTGGAACTGCTTTTCCTATTTCATATGTAGCAATCGTATTTCTTTTTAAACCAAGCTTATCGGCAAATTCTTGTTGAGTTATTCCTAATGATTTACGCAGTTCCTTTATACGTTCTTTCATTTGTGCACCTCCTATCTAATTCGGATTATAAACCACATGCGAATAAATGTCAATTATAAAATGTTGAAAAAATCAACAAATAGGTATTGACAAAGTTGAAAAAACGACGTACAATAGTCGTACAACAACAAACAAAGCGAGGAAATGAAAATGACAGTTTTAGATATGGTAATCAGAACAATGAGAAAAGGTGAATACGTAACACATTACAAAAAAGGAAATTCAAATTTCTTCTTGAGAAACAATGAAGATTTCTACTATTTGGATAAAGTGACAAAAGGGTGTTCCGCTACATTGATAGCAGGAACGGAAGAAAAAGTTCTTGGTTATATCAAGAATAACAATTTAAAAGAAGTTGGATTATTACACATTTAATAAAAAGCTGACCTATCGGCTAAGGGGAGAAAGAGGGAAAATATGAAGAAAGAATTTACTTACACTTTAAAAATGTTTATGGAAGATTATAACGGTTTTGATTGGGAACATGGGAAAGTCATTATCGTAAACAGACATACACCATATATTTGTACAGGGCAATGGGTAATTCTTATTGAACAATTTAAAAACAGAGGTGTTAGAAGCTGGACACATGACGAAGATACAATGGTAATCACGATATAAGCCGGACACGTTCCGGCTCTGTAATGCCACCGTTGAGCGTTCCAAGTCGCTATGAGAAAGGCAGAGGACAGTAAAAGAGGAAAGAGGTGAGAATTGCAATGAGTGAAAGAGAGCAGAAAATCATCGAATCCATTTCAGAAGCACTTCCGAAGATGTCCGAATTTGATAAAGGATATCTTTTGGGCTCTGCGGAGAGAATGGTCTCTGAAAAGGAAAAAGCTAAGAAAGAGGAAAGTGATAAGAAAGCAGGGTAGGAGGTGAAACGGGAGTGTATATACAAGAAGCAGTAAAGCGGGCAATCGAAGGAGGAAAATGCATGACATTGCCGGAATTTGAAGGCGGAGCGAAAATTAAACCAACAAATGGGAGAGGAAATTGCATTTTAATGAATGCCGATGGAAGTAATCCATCAAAATACGGATGGCAACCATCAGCAAAAGAATTGCTTCGGGAAGATTGGATACTCGTTGATTAAAGAAATGAACGTATTTCCTTAATAAGAGAATAACCTTTTCTTAAAAGCGTATCTTCTTCCACAGAACAAATAGCGTTTGGAAGTAAAGTGGTTTCGTAAGCAACACCATCAGCATCAAATACGTGAACAAATCCATCTTTCTCTAGTGCATATAAAGCATCAGAAATAAAATTATCGTCAATTTCTGGATGGAGAAATTTGAAAGATTCAAAGATAAAAACACGTACATGGTCTTCAGCATAAGATTTCGTCATGTATTTTAGGAATTCACTTTTGAGATTATTAAGTTTCATACTAATAGCTCCTTTCTATTTTACTCGGCATTGGCAGATGCCTGTAATTAAAGTATAGGAGAAAGCAAAAGGAAAGGCAATAAGTAGAAAAAGTAGATTACATATTTCGAACAGAAGAACACAGAAAAGAAGATTCTAGTCTTATAGACAACTGCATATATAAAGTGGTCGCCCTTACGGCAACAAGGGTGGCCACCTGAGTAAGTAACATGATGCTTACGGAATTTTAAAATTTAGAAGAATGATACTTGGATATCAGCACCCAAACGATTAAGTCTAGGCGCTGAAAGAGCTCTTATATATCGTACTCATCTAAGATTTTCAAAATCTGTAAAATAAGTACAACACATTCGAGAATATTTTTGAAAAATTCCCTTAAGCCCCACCTCCTTTCATGGAGGTGTCCATTTATAATGTTACTCCTTGGCAAACTCCTTTCCGACCAATGGTCTTTAGAAAATTGTCTAAGTGTAACAAGGCCATTGTAACAGATATATATGCAGTTGTCTATAAAAGTAGAAAAGGAGGGAATTATGATACTTGAAAAGATTTTAAAACTGGCAGAAAAGAATAATATCTCAGTCAGTTGCCTTGAGAAAACGCTTGGTTTTGGAAATGGAACAATTAAGAAGTGGGGAGAATCATCTCCAAGCGTTAATAAGTTGAAAAAGGTAGCTGATTACTTCGGAGTAAGCATTGAGTATTTCTTAGAGTAGGAGGTGATAAGCGTGAGTGAAATTATCAGAACACCAGCGATCGCAAAGATAATCGGTTGTACGGTGAATCAAGCAAGATATAATATCCGGAATAATGTTTGGCACTTTGGAAGGGTGGTAAAGCGTGGAAACAAAAGATTTTGTGAATCAACAATAACGGATGTTGCAAAGTATATTGGAATCAGCAGGGAAGAGGCAATCCGGAGACTTGAAGGAGGTGAGGACAAGCAGTGACATACAAAGAGTATCTAAGATACAAACGAAACAAAAATAGAGCAAAGAAAAGGAGAAGGAAAGATGGAAGAAATTAAAACAGAGGAGCAGATGAAGGAGATTCAGGATGCGATTACATATTATCATGAGCTGCTTGAGAGTAATGAGATGTTAGAGAAGAGAAATCAAGCAATGCTGAAAAAGATACGACAGGAAAAGAAGGACAAGCTGAAAGCCGAGTTATGCTGCAAGATATATGCAATCATAGCAGTTGTGGCTACGATCTTTGGATTTGGAATGGTGGTTGGAAGATGTCTTACGTTTTTAACTACAATGGGATTCTAAAAAAGAGCACCCACATGAGCCGGCAAGCTCGGGTACTCGGATAATAAACCAATTAAATTGTAGAGGATTTTGGAGGGAAAGTCAAATGAAAAAATTTGAGTTAACAAGTGAGTTTATCACTAATATTTTCGGGACAAAATTATTTCGTATTAAAGCATTAATCGAGTTTGGAAACGTTAAAGCGGGTGAGCTTGGCGGTTTCGTGGAAAAAGAAGAAAATCTAAATCATGAAGGCAATGCTTGGGTGTATGGTAATGCTGAGGTGTATGGCGATGCTCGGGTGTACGGTAATGCTAGTGTGTACGGTAATGCTAGTGTGTACGGTAATGCTCGGGTGTGTGGTGATGCTCGGGTGTGCGGTAATGCTCGGGTGTACGGTAATGCTTGGGTGTATGGTAATGCTCGGGTGTGCGATGATGCTCGGGTGTACGGTAATGCTAGTGTGTACGGTAATGCTTGTGTGTGTGGTGATGCTCGGGTGTGCGGTAATGCTGACTACGCCACGGTGCATGGTTTTGGCTCCGAATATCGTACAACTACATTTTTTAAAACAAAAGCAGGAGAAATTGGTGTGAGATGTGGATGTTTTTATGGAAATTTATCAGAATTCCGTAAAAAGGTAGTAGAGACGCATGGGGAAACGAAAAAGGCAAAGGAATACTTGATGCTTGCTGATCTGATGGAATTTAGATTTTCGGATAACTCATAAATAGAAGAGAGGAAAAGTCAATGGAACAATTAGAAGGAACGGTAACAATGCCGTTGATTACATATCAAAAAATGAGAAATGATACGAGTCAGATTTTCAATTCGCACGGAACTGACCATGATTCTGAGGATAAGAAGAAAGGGATTTGGCTCTATTTGAATCAAGAAAAACTCTTTGACCTTGCGTGGGAAGAAATGATCAGACGTGGCATAGATGTATCAAAGTACGACAAGGAGAAAGCAACGTACGAGCATGGATTTGTCAAGTTCGGGTTCAAAGAGAGTCAGGTAGATATAAATGTATGAGTATGTGTGTCGAAGCTGTGGAGCAAATTTGGATCCTGGCGAAAAGTGTGATTGCATAGCAAAACGTAAAGAAACAGAAGAACAATACGAACAATTGCTTAAGCAGGAAAAAGACGGGCAATTTACATTAAAGGAGTTGATTGCATGTACATAGGAATTGCAGGACGTGATAAAGGGAAATGCATAAATGATTGTGACGCTTATCAATATGCATTAGAGCAGATGCAATGGGATGAGGAATTAAAAAAAGAGTTTGTTGAGTGGGTTTACTCGGGAAACTATATATACGAGGAGGAACAGGATGCTTAAAAGTTATGATGAGCTTAGGAAAATAGATGTGAAGCCATATTGCGAGAAACGAGATGGGCTGCTATATCTGAATTGGGCTATGTGCATCGATTTGTTACGGAAAAATGGAGCTACAAGAGTATACTGGGAGCCAATTCCAAACGAAAAGACGGGTGGTAGCCTTAGAATGTCTGATACTGTTTTTACAGATTCCAAAGGGAATACAAATCGCTGTTATGAGACACGTATCCGAGTAATTATCGATGGTAATGAGTATGAGATGCAGACACCAGTTATGAATGGAGCGAATCCAGTAAAAGACAATTCAATGTCGCAACAGAGAGTGTGGAACAGTATGTGCAGGGCATTTGTAAAGTGTGTTGCAATACATACAGGGTTAGGATTTGACCTGTGGCTTAAGGAAGAATACAACAAGATGGAAGCGCAAATCCCGGAAACAGCGGATAACCTAGCTTCCGCGGCAAAAATAAAAACATTGGAAAAGTTGTGTATTTCCCACGGCATCGATTTGGATGCATGGATTTGTGGAAATGGAAGGACGCGTGAGACCTTAACCGAAGGAGAAGCGGCAAAGATGCTGAAT